GCATCCAAATTGGACTATATAGATTATCAGAATATGGTTATTTCTCCCGAGTTAATGAGTAAGCTAAATGTTTTTAAGGACAAGTCGGATAGTGAAGAGGACATAATGTTAGATACACTATGCGTAGAAACATTTAAAGACGAGCTTAGGGCATCAGAGAAAAGGGATAATCCTCGCACGTTTAGGGTTATACCTTTAGTACATATTATGTGGACCAAGAAGCTATTTGGTAACCTCATTAAGTATTATAAGGATAATATACATACCACAGGAATTTGTGTCGGTTTTAATCCCTATAAAGATTTTGATATCCTTGCGAGGAAACTTAAGAAGGCTAAAGTATTGTGTGATGCTGACTTTAAGAAATGGGATGGAACACTTAATGCTAGGATTATGAAAATTATAGCCCAAGTGTTTGCCGCGCGTTATAGGGGATGCAACCGTAAAGTGTTGCAATCTATTATGTCAACTATAATAAATAGTACTGTGTTGGTGAATGATGCTGTATACAGAACTACGCACGGTTTACCTTCTGGTACGTGGTTGACGTTACTCCTTAATTGTTTGTATAACAAAGCACTTACGGCGTTAACTATATACCGCAACGGTGGGAGCCCAATGGATGATAGTAATATTATTGATTACGTAACGGGGGATGACAAAATATGTGGTTCTGATGGAAGCCACGGTCATATATTTAATGCTTTGACTATTAAAACTGTAGCTGAATCTTTAGGTATGACTTGTACCAATGGGGATAAAACCCCTATTGTTAGTGCTAGTACTAGTTTTGATAAACTAAATTATTTAAAGAGATCGTTCGTTTATAACTCCACACTTAAAAGATGGATGGGAGCTTTGTCTATTGATACCATTGTGAATACGTTGCAATGGTACGATAGAACCAAAGATTTCGATATTGTTATGGAAGGTAAGTGTCGGTCTATGCAAATTGAGCTATGGTTACATTCTCCTTTTATTTATAACAGCATAGTTTCTATAATATCTAATAAATTTCCTCACATTTCTTTGTTTGAAGAGGATGAGATAATTCGAATCCTTAATTCTGACAATGGATATAGAGAGGTATGTGAAATGTCTGGTAAGGACATTTCGTGGTTGTAGAGACCACAGTTTTTTCCACTATTCTTAGCGTTATAACATTGCAGGTAAAGCGATGGCGACATGGAAGTGGAGTTTTATATAAACTTTTATTTTACCTATACGAACATTTGTTGAGGTTCGTTGTAATATTTCAACA